CTGGATTTTATACATTTAACGGACATGGATCCGATAGATTGCCATTTAGTGAGAATGAAAAATATCAGACATATAAATCATGGATGGCCAGTGATATTAAATCAAACGATATAACACTAAGTTCATTATTTGATGTAAATACAACAAAAACAGGATCATTTAAAGATCCTAATGATAGCTATAGTTCACCGGAACAATTACAATCTTATAATTGGTCTTGTATTGATGGGGGATGTACAGATAAAAATCCACAGGTAGAAGAAAAAGATAGAATTTATTATCACAATCACCATGTAAATCCTGAATTTAGTGTTAAAAATGAATTACATCCTGCAATTTTTTCTCCAAAAGAATTACAATTTATATATGAATCTATTTCATATTGTTTATATGGAAATACATATACAACTGATGGCAGTGTTGTTTCTCCTGTAATATGGTCTGTAAACAAACCTTCGTTTAGATGGGAAGAAATGTTATGGCGAGTAAATGTTGCATATGATAAGAATGAGTGGAATATAAATAGGCAGTCTACTGCAACTATTGAATTTAGAAATGTTAAAAAATCATCAACTGTAACACTTGCAGATTATATACTATGGGCTGCTCCAACATATGACCAATATTCAAAAACTAAATTTTCGTCGAGAGAGGATACATTTTTAAAAAGGATAAGTGATAAAAATGCTCCACAATCTGTTATAAATAACGAAAATATTATAATATATGATTCGTATGGCGGAGTTGATAACAAATCATTGCGTTCAAGCTATCCAGATATTTATCCGTTTGATAATATCGAGAAACATATACTTAGAAGTGAACAAAATAGTAGTGTAAGACCACTTGTTCCTGCATTAATTCATCATAGATTTTTATCTAGAAAAATGAACAATGGTGGAAAAATCAATAATGACCCAAATGTACCTGATAAGGGAATTTTACTTCTTTTACCAACTTTTGTTTTAGGTGGTAGAGTTGATTTGGGAGAATCACCGGACACATGGGATAGAAATTGGGGACCTAATCCGTTCTTTTTAAAAGATGGAAAGTTAATAATTAGAAATTTTGATAAAGTAATCGACTCATGGGCACAAGGAAAACTTCATAATGGAAAGTATGTTTCTGCTATGGAAATTATGTTCTGGATAAGATTTAGACACGGATTGGCCGCATCGCCAAATACAACTAGAACTCCTATACAAAAAACAGACGGTTCGTATCAGTGGCCAAAATTTTTAAATGGAATGTTAGAATCTACTATATCAAAAGATAGAGGACATTTTGGTCTATATCCTCATGAGACATTTAATAACATACAAATGGTAACTTCATATTATAATCCAATAATTGTTGACCAGTATAGTTACCTTTGTCACGATCCTCTTATAGAATTAAATACATCCCCTCCTAATATTGCAGAAGATGATATTGTTGGACAAAAAAATGCATTTACCGGATTTAATAGTTATTATGCGTGTAATTGGGAAGGTGCAAATCCTGTAAAAGAATTGAGAAATTCAAATTGGGTCTCTCTTAAAGATTACGACGGATTGTTCAGACCATCGATGTCATATCCGTCAACAACGGCGATGAAAACAACTCACACGAATCATTATTTAATGATTCACAAAGAATATAGAGAAATTGAAAATGGTAAATTTGGATATAAATCGAATAAATATATTTCTGTTACAGGATTTGATTATCATCCAAATATTGAAGATTGTTCAAAGATAATTTTGGCATCTGATGTTCAATCTTGGTTTAGGTCGTATAAAATAATAACTGAAATGGATTTATTTTCGGAGTATATAGAACGCGGTCTAAAATTACCAGAAGGTGCTGAACATAGTGTTTTAGAAGTGGAAGGGAGTGAAAAAGGAAAAGATGGTAAACCATCTGAAAGCACAGTTAGTTTTTTTATTTCCGGAGAAGGCATAGGTAGTAGACAAAATTCTTTCAGAAAAACAACACCATTAACGTTTTCAGAAAGAATTAGAATGCGTCCTTGGTTTGATAGAATGGAGGTCGCTCAAGGAACAACACAAGTACAAGCTGAAAATCTTTGTGATGATTTTTATTATGGGAGTCGCGGCTGTATTCCACAATATAGATATATGAGACACATCTTAATACCACAGGTTTTTATGTGGTTAAGTGATACTTTTGAATTAAAAAAAGAGAATGGTGGTGGTGGATATTATACACCTCAACAATCCGATAAAACTCGTTCGTCTGTTTATAAAACCGTTATGTTCTGGTCTAAAATGGGTTATTCCGATGGAATTTATTTTGGTCTTGGTAACAATGAAATAATTAAAGAGTCTAGATCTTTATCTTATGATGAAAGACTCAGTGGTCTAGGATTACAACATTTAATGCTTTCTTCTATTTCATCTAAATGGAGACTGGATTCAAATTATGAAAAAGATCCAAGAAAAATGAGTAGGATAAATCAATTTTTTAATTATTATATTGTCACAAATAGACAAAAATTTATATGGAATACTGCAGTTGCAAAATTCGCGTCAACACTTTTAAGTGGAATTGCATCTGTTAAATTATACGATGGTGCAAAAGTAATTAAGGACTGGAAATTTGATGAAGTATTAGACCAAAACACCATACAGATACTAAAACAATCACAAGAAGCATTAGATAAACAAAACGTCGTCATCACACAAACAATTAAAGCTTCAAGTAAGATTAAGAAGATTTTGTTTGATAAATACGGTATATTTAAATACAGTAAATACTTATTTGATATAATAAATGCTGGATGGCTTGGATACCAAAAACCTTCTGGTGCACAAACATCGGACGACGAATTAAATAAAGTTTATGGATATGCTAAACCTATTATTGCTTTCGGTCAAGAATATATATTTGCAAAAGTACAAAGTTATGCAATAAACAAAGTAACACATCAGATTCTAGAATCTGCAGTAGTTCGAGCATCTCAAGCAGCTACTAGAGCAGCATTTACTGAGACTGTTGTAGCAACAGGTGCCCAAGTTGGTGTTAGAACTGGTGGTAAAGTTGGAGGTGCTGTGTTGATTATAACGTCAATAGTCGCAGTCGTATCATATTCCGTGGATAGATTTAGAGAGATTTGGGAATTAAATGAACAATATGAAGAAATATGGAAAAAACTTTATTTTGCAACTGAAAATAATTACCTTGAAGGTCCGTATCTACAATCAGACGGTACTATTCTTATAAAGAAAACTGAAACTGGTGCAATACCAATTTTGGGTAGAACTTATAACTCAAAAGAAAATTCATCTTCAAATACAATCCAACCATCATCCGTTCAGTACAAGAAGTTGGATTTGGAAAAGATGACATCGGAAGAAATACAAAAATTTATAAAACAAGAAAACGATAATTTTTATGATTCAAATGGCAAATTAGATTCTATCTTAAAAGAAATAGAGCCAGATTCTTGTGAATGCAAATTTTTCAATAGTATATTTGAATCACCAACAAATGTTGATATTAAGAATCTACAAAATTGGAACAAAGGTCATTACAAACGAAGATTGAAAAATCGTCAAAATGTCATAGATGAAGCCCCGATTTTTTCAGATATACCAATTGTATACGAAATTACACCGGGTCCTCGTGGAACTGTGTCTTGGTGGCCAACATTTGCCCACAGTTATGACGCACAAATTGGTGAAATACAAAGAGGACCAAATACATCAAATGAAAATATACGAGAAGCTGGATCAAACGGTACAAGGGCTACTTATTCCACATCTTGTCCAAGATTTTGGTGGCCATCTACTCTAATTCATGCTAGTGCAAATTTATGTGAGTATATGGCATTGGATGGTAAATATCCAAAGAAAACACCAGAATACTATGCTCAATGTAACCACAGTGATCATCAGAATGCTTCTAATCGAAATATTTCAAAAATTTATGATAATATTTTAATGGAACGGTCTCAAATTCCATTCACCGATGTGAAACCAGAAGATTTAAAAGATTATGTTAATGCGAAATATTCAAGAAACAAAATATCATCTTTACAAAACATAGAATACAAACAATATTCTTCAACATTTGATTTTTATGTTCCAAACAAAATTTCTCCATATACTTTGCCTGGTTCATCATTTACTCGTCGTTCAAGTTGGTTGTATTCAAAAAAACAAGATGATAATGTTTATCTTGGAAATTATGTATTTACAACTGATGGTGTAAATGGTCCTGCACCACCACATGAAAGAGAAATTATAAACATTTTTAGAAAAAAATATAAAATAGATTTAGTTATACCAAAATATTGGATGGATAATAATAACCGATCTTCTGGTATAATACACAATCCGTATAAGAATAAAATTCCAAACACATACTCAATGTGGCCAAGTAATTGTTGCGGTATGAGTGAAGTCGTTAATGCTGGACTTGATTCAGATGGTGAACAACAAACTCCAACATTTGAACAACGTCAGGCCAATCTTAATAAAAAGAAATTTGCCACTTATTGTGAGTATGTAATTGCATTGAATACTGAAACATTTAAAACTAAAATACAAAATAAATGTGCTGGAAGAATAACTGAAAATCAAGATAACACACAAAAAACATTACAATCATTAACAGAAACAACTCCTGTACCACAAAATCCAGACCCAGAACCAGAGGATCTTGCGGAGAAGCCTATTATACCTGATTGTATTGGTTGTAGTGAAGATCCAAAAGATGACCCATTCCCAAAACCACCAAATCCATTATTACCTGAATGTACAAATTGTCCATCAGATAGACCATTGGTTACAGAAATACGAAGGAGAATACCACAAGTTATTGTTGCTCCTAGTAGATTCAGAAATTCATTAATTTTGGGTTCTAGTTCTGTTTACTTTAACAATATTACAATTAATATGTGGAGTGAAGAAACAATAAGCACTCCACTTGAACCTGGTGAAAGAAAATGGTATTATTCATTCTCAAAAGGATTAAACCAATTATTCACTACCGATAGAAGAGTATTAAAGGGTCCGGATTCTGTTCCTATTAAAGATGAAGTTCCTTCAAATTGGAATGATTGGATTGCTGGATTATAATAGATACTTAATTAAAAGACAATCTAAATGATTGTCTTTTTTATTTTGTAGAATCCTATTTATAGGATATGGAACTATTCACAGATTACATAGACCTCATTAGACTTGGAATATCGAGTCTCGTCACACTCTTGGGTGTGTTTTTGTCTTGGTTCCTCAAGTATAAGTACGGTGAATATAAACATAAGAAAGTTACCCGTGAGATTTCACAATCAAAGTTAGTTCAAACAATCCTTGAACAACAGCTACACGAGTATGGGTGTCAACGTGCTTTTATTCTTCAACGCCACAACGGTGGTAAATTCAAAACAGGTCGTTCTATGAACAAGCTATCAACAACCTTTGAGGCACTTGAAGAAGGAGTCAGCACAGAGTTCAAAGAATACCAAAATCTACCAACAACACTTTATTCTAGTTTAGTTGATTCAGTTCAAACCGAACGTGCCATATTCCCATCAGTAGACGATATAGATGATATACTAACAAGAGCCTTCTTTACACAACGTGGAACGAAGTCTGCTGTTGTATATCCAATTATGCGTGGTGTAGAATTGATGGGTATTGTTGGATTTGAATGGACACATAAAGCTAAAAACATGGAGAGTTCTTTTGTTGAACTCAAACACGACGGTAAAGTTATAGGAGAAACCCTTTCCAAATTATTGTAGGAGTTTTTATGATAAATGAAAATGTAGAAGAATACGTTGTTGATGAAGAAGTTACGGGTATTGAAGTTTCAGGTATAAAGAAAGGGAGGAAACAAATAAAAAACAAGATACATTTCAACTTATCGTTGAATGCAGAACAAAAAGAAGTAAAGGCTAATATACTGAGAGATACCATCTCTGTTTTAACAGGGAAAGCTGGTTCGGGAAAAACGTTACTTGCAACACAAATTGCTCTTGAATATCTTTTCTATCGTGAAGTTGAACGAATCATCATTACAAGACCAACGGTTTCCAACGAAGATATTGGATTCTTACCGGGTGATATAAAAGAAAAAATGAATCCTTGGGTGGCTCCAATTCATGCAAATATGTATATGTTATATGGTAAGCCAAAAATTGAAAAACTTATAAACGAAAACATCATTGAGATTGCACCGATTTCATTCCTTCGTGGTAGAACATTCGTAAATGCTTGTGTTATCGTCGATGAAGCACAGAACGTAACGAAATCACAGATGGAGATGATTCTTTCTCGTCTCGGTACAAATTCGAAGATGTTAATTTGTGGTGATGTTACACAAACTGATTTAAAGAATAAGAAAGACAGTGGTTTTCCATATTTATTTAATATGGTCAGCTCTGTTCCCGGTCTTGGTGTGTACGAACTAAAAACAAACCACCGTCATCCAATAGTTGACAATATATTGAATTATTTTGAAGAACAGAAATAAGAGAAGTAAATGGTAGAAATTCCTATATGGCCTGGTAGTTCAAGTTTTACAACTGGTAGTACACCGTTCGGAACATTTGATTCTGATAGTGTATTTCAATCAGATATTGACGCATTTGCAGATTGGTGTGCTAAAAGATTGGGTTACCCAATAGTAGATGTTGAATTACAAGATGTAAACTTTTATGCTTGTTTCGAAGAGGCAATATACGAATACTCTTACAATGTAAACCAATTCAATATTCAACAGAATTTGTTGAGTATCATGGGAACACCAGTTGACAATAACTTGACTCATCAAAACATTTCAACGAACATGGGTGGTCTAATTCAATTGGCAACAGAATACGGTTCGGAAACATTTACAAACGGTAACGTAAACTTTTATTCTGCTTCGATTGATGTAACTCAAAATAAACAAAGATATGATTTAGATAATCTTATTCGTGATGTTTATAAACCAACGGGTTCTATTGAAATTAAAAAGGTTCATCACTACGCTCCACCTGCATCTATTCGTTTCTATGACCCATACTTGGGTAATCAAGCGATGTTAGATACATTCGGATTTGGTGCTTACTCAACAGGTGTTTCCTTCATGTTGATGCCTATGTATGCCGACTTACTTCGTGTTCAGGCAATCGAATTCAACGATATGATGAGAAAGTCGTCTTATTCATTTGAAATAATCAATAATGAACTTCGTATATTTCCAATACCAGTAAAAGACTTCAAACTTTGGATTGAGTATATTGTAAAAGAAGAGCGTTCCAATCCTTTAAAAAACCAACCGATTTCTGGGTCTGGTGTTACAGGATTGGTGTCTGATATGTCAAATGCTCCTTATGACTTTATGGTTTATTCAAAGATAAACTCTGTTGGTAAGAGTTGGATATACACATATGGTTTAGCTCTGGCAAAAGAAATGTTAGGATATGTTCGTGGTAAGTACGGAAGTATTCCAATTCCAAATGGAGAAACAACTCTTAATGCTGCAGACTTACTATCATCAGCTGGTACAGAAAAACAAGCTCTTGTAGAACAATTAAGAACTATGTTAGATACAATGACTCGTTCTAAACTTCTTGAAGCAAAACGTGCAGAAGTAGAATCATTGAACGTTTCTTTGAATGCAACACCACTCAAAATCTACATAGGATAAACCGATGCCATTATTTCACGGAAGACGAGATGCCTCACTAGTTCACAAAATTAACACGGAACTTATAGTTGACATTATAGATACCGAAGTTGGTTTGTATAAGTTATCTCTTCAAGAAACAAAGACAAATATTTACGATGAATCTGATAAAAAGATTTATCACCAACCTATTAGAATGCCATCACTGATTAATCGTCAAGAACAAACATACGAAGGAACTGAATTCGGACAAGATTACACTCAAGTATGTGACTTTGGATTTATCCGTGAGTTACTAAAAGAATACGAAACGTATGTTGAAGTTGGTGATGTTATAGAATACAATGGAGAATATTGGGAAGTTGATGCAATTCAGGAAAATCAATACTTCGGCGGTAAGAATCCTGATTATTCTTTTTCAACGGAAAGATGGGGACATAACGTCTCTATTATAGCCAATACACACTTGACAAGACGTTCCAGAATCCATGTGGAAGAAGTTCGTTCTGCTCCAAGAATTAATGAAAATAATGATTTACCAAGTAATATCTAATGAAAAACTCATCCCCATATCGTAAAGCTCCGATAAAAAGAACAAGAGATTCTTTTATTGATGATACAAATTCTTCTGAAAATCCAAGAATTGATTTTGGTCAATCACGTCACACACAAGTTCGTAGAGACACAGATAAAAAAAGAAGTCTCGGTATAACACTTTATGACATTGATTTTGCGGTAAAGTCTTTTATAGACCAAACAATGCAATTAAGAATAGAAGATAATGGTCAACTTATAGAAGTTCCAACATTGTATGCTAATTCTGAAAAATGG